TTATGGGCAATATCTGGACAACTCAGCCACAGGATTAAAACGCACAGCATCCTGCAGATAATCCGGTGCAAAATGGGCATAGGTCATCGTCTGCTGAATAGTGCTATGTCCAAGTATTCTCTGCAAAGTGATGATATTCCCACCATTAATCATGAAGTGAGTGGCAAAGGTATGCCGTAAAACATGTATCGACTGCCCTTCAGGAAGATCGGGCCTCACCTTTCTGATAGCCGTTCTGACAGCAGAATAACTTGGATAAATTAAACGACCAGTGGCCTTTGTTTTAATCATACACTCCAGTTCTGACGATATAGGTATAACGCGACGCTTCCCATTTTTGGTTTCCATAAAAATGACTTTGCCGCTAATAACATGCTCCCCCTTGATATTTGCAACTTCACTCCATCTTCCACCTGTTGCCAGACACAACAAGACGGCTTTTAATTCATCACCAAATAACAACTCCAGTAATCGTGGAATATCTTCATGATACAAATAAGCCATTTCAGGCTGTTTGATATTAAGTTTTTTCACATCATGAAACGGATTAGCCCCAGAATATTCCTCTGCGTCAATTAGTTTTGTGAAAAAACCACTCATCATTGCGCAATAACGATTAACCGTGGATTGTTTTATTCCGCGGTTAAGCAACAATAACCGATAATTAATTATGTTTTTACGAGTAAGTTGATCACTGCGTGTAACATTAATACTTTCAAGATCACTAATGACCGCAGCAATACGCACTCGCTCCATCGCACCGTAAGGATGATTTTTACCGTGATACAACCACCAACAATCCAGCAACTCCCTCAGCGAGCGCCGTTCTGTTGGCTTATCAACCCAGCCTTTGTCGTGGTAATGCTGCAATACATGACGCTCATACAAAACAGCCTCACCACGAGTATCAAATCGCCGCCTGAATCTCTTTCCTTCTGATCCAGCTGGCCGCACGTCCACACAAAATTTGCCATTAGCGAGCTTCTTAATCGACATAAGGAAGCCCTCCAATGAAAACATCATCTTGATCACAGCTCTGGGAAATAAATGCCTGGTGAACCGTTAACCAGTTTTCTTGCCGGAGCGGGATAATTCCGCTTCGTTTTGCCCAATGTGTGCGAGAGCCGGTACAACCTGCCCGGCCTTAGGTTCAACTTCATCAAACAAAAACCAGTCGCGATATTTAGAAAATCTTGGGTGCTTGAAAAGCTTGATAGTGATCTCAAGGCCAGGAAGGTTACGACCATACTCATAACTGGTCAGAGCAGAATAAGAAATCCCAATCATATCAGCGAATTCCCGCTGAGTGAGATCTTCAGATTTACGCATGACGCGAATTTTTTGAGGAATGTCCATTTGACAAACTCCTACATATGTGTAGATTAACACCACATATGAACAGCAAACAAATGTTCTAAGTGGTTCCAACTAGTGCCAATTAGAAAAAGCACCAATAGCGGAGGATATCAGATGCAAGAAAGCACTCAAAACGCGCCTGAGTCACTTTGCGGAACACGATGCGATCACCTGTCAGAAATGCCAGAAGGTGAGCATCAAAAAACAGGACGCAAAGCACGTGAACGTGAAGAAATTCGACTTTCAGAAAATCCCTCGCATCTCCTGTCAAAAGAAGGATTTGCGATGTATATCGGAAAGACCGTTGATGCCATCGTAAGCATGGCAAAAGCAGGAAAGCTACCTGCGGTGTATATGGCGGACCCTCTCAAGCCAGGCGGAAACGCTGAACTCTACATCAACAGAAAAGCGTGGGATGAAGCATGCGATCGCCTCATCGAAAACGCACCTCAGGAATGGCACGACTGGGAAAACCGTCTGTTTTTGTTTAAGCCAACAAGTGGCAGACGAAACAGAAACATCAGCGGTAAAGCAGCATAACCCAAACCATAATTCATTTTAGACGGAGTATTTTGATATGAAGGAGCGGCGTAATTCTCCACAGCAGCGCTTCCGCAACGGTGCAGAACGCCATGCTAACCGTTTCGCTACCAGTGCATCACGCAGCAACTCTCGCTACAGCCTGAGCGAAACACACGCAACGCCGGATGGCTACCCCGTAAAACAAATCGGCGAGCACACCTGGCTGATTGAGAAAGCTGGAATCGCGGTCCACAAATGCCCACGCAATCCGTTTACCGGAAACCGCATTTTTGCACTGAGCAACGGCGACAATCAGTTCGGACAGGATTTTACATTGTACGAAGCGCTACGCACGGTTGACCGCTTAATTGCAGGACGTAGTTTTCAGCATCCACGGGGGAATTAACCAATGGCAACAACGACAAAAAACATGGTAGAGATAGCCTCGGCCTACACTCTTATCATACACCGACTCATAGATAATAATGCCCGTGATGCATTAAATACGGTGAAACCTTTATCGGAAGCAAAAAGCGATACTATCAGCGGATTAAAGTCACTACAGGAATGCGCACGCTATGCAGGTGATCACGCCGCATACATGGCCATTAACGATGCAATTGAGCGCATTGAATCAGGTAAACCATTAAGAGATTTTGTTTAATTGTTTTCCGGGAAAATGCAATGGGCAAAGAATATAAAACTCTCATTAACAAAGCACTTGAGCGTTTTTATTTTCGCTTAAGTGCATCAGGCGCTCATGCTGAACGTGCAGCCCGTGACTCATTGACCAGGGCAATCCGGAGTCTGTATGACGTGGCTTTTTACGCTGATGATCTGGATGCACTTAACGAACTTTCCGAACTCGTCTGCGCCGCAGAATGCGGAGAACATATTGAACCGTATAAGCTGGGGAATATCGCATGAGTATATTTATGTCATGGATTGTTCTGATTATTTCGGTGGCCTGCGCCATTGGGATTATGCGAATTATTCATTCAGTGAAAAAGATTGAACGTTTTTTCTCTGACGAATAACAGCACAAACAAAACACCAGATTAAATAAGAAAACGTGAAAACCATCCGCATTAGCGGAGGTATTCGCACACGTAAATAACGGAGATACAAAAATGAACGCAAAAGAAAAAGGCATTGTAACTGCGCTAAAAAATATATCGGAGACCGCAAACAGAGCCATTCAGGATGCAACAAATGCAGGAATGATTGGGCCTGCCACCACGGCCATGATGATAACAAGAATAACCGCCGAAGCAGCCGAAATCATCGAAAAACAGGATGCTGAACTAACGGTTCTCAAAACACAACCAACCACCAGACTGAATTTATCTGACATTGGACACCTTATTCATATTATTGGCTCGGAGCTACAGCAATACATCATTATCGCCGAATTGCAGGACAAATACCTGATTACCCCTTACCCCGTAAGAGAGTCAGAAGTTCTGACAAATCTCCGCCTGATAGAACGCACTCAGGCCGTATTCATTGATGGCACGCAACGTGCCGTATTTAACGCATAGGGCTATTGGACAAAGAGAGCGTAATGGCAATTAAGCATTTTCCCGTCGTTCGCTTTACCTCCAGAGGGCGCGAATACGAGGTCGACGAACGCCTGATTACCACTATCGACAAACACCGTTCAGAAAAAGATGCACATCACATCTATCTCACTGACGGCACTTACTTCTGCGCCACGAATGTGGCGCGGGTGAACCTTATCCGACAGGTACAGGAGTCACGCAGATGACCATTCTGGACTACATCGCCGCCAATCCGGGTTGTAGCGGTGGAGAAATCGCCGCAGCACTGAATACCCCAACCACAACCATTAATGCGGAGTTACGCCGACTCTGGCGCGACGGCTTAGTCATCAGAGAAGAACGCAAAACAGGCGGTCGGTTCTCTTACCAGGTAAACCCGATGCCGTTCGGGTGCAGCAACCCACTCACCCGCATGTTTAACCAGCTACTGAAGGAAGCCAGAGCATGAGCACCATCAACCACCAGAAGCTACGCGAACTGGCGACTGGCCTGCAACGAATGGCAACGCATCAAAAATTACTGGCGTTTCGCGCAATGCTCTCGCCGTCTGCTGTGCTGGCACTGCTGGATGAGCTGGAGCACGCCAGAACCATGGCTCCAGCCATTCGCCTGACGCTCCATCATGAAATCGCTGATTTCTGCGCAACGCTGGGTTCACCTGGCGAACCGGAAACACCGGAAGCAATACAGCGCGAGTTATTACAACGCATCAATAACGTTTTTGATTTTTTCCTTAACCAGTAAGGGATCGCAGCATGAACAAAAAGACCTGGTTTCGCGCATACATGTGGGCGCTGGTATGCGTCCTCGTTTCTCTCATTCTGTATGCAGGACTACTCCCCCGAATGATTTCATCAGACAGCTCCTTCCTGGTATTGCTGGGCATTTTCATTGCCATGCTGTACCCGGCAGGCGTTGTTCGCTTTTTCAGTAAATACATTGAGGAAATCAAACCATGAAAAAACTCTTTCCGGTTATCCCGCTTTTTGCCGCCATCTTCCTGGTTGGTTGCGATCGCGTTGAGCCAGGTAATGTGGGCATCAAAGTCAACAAACTGGGCGACGACAAAGGCGTCGGCGAAGTGGTTGGCGTTGGCCGCTACTGGACTGGCTGGAATACCGAGGTTTACATCTTCCCGACCTTCAAACAAATGAAGGCCTACGATGAGCCGTTCAGCTTCCAGATGAGTGACGGCACAACCATCGGCTATCACATCGGTGTGGCCTACAAGGTTGATCCATCCAAAGTTACTACAGTGTTTCAGACCTACCGCAAAGGCGTGGATGACATTACCGACACTGACCTGCGCCAGAAGATCGCCGATGCACTCAACCGACTGGCCAGCAAAATGACCACCGACAAATTTATCGACGGAGGGAAATCTGAACTACTGGATGCAGCTCTTAAAGACATTCAGGAGGAAATGACACCCATCGGTATTCAGGTAATGAGCCTCTCATATGTGGGTAAGCCGGAGTACCCGTCAACCGTTATCGACAGCATTAATGCCAAAGTCACGGCAAACCAGAAAACCCTGCAACGCGAACAGGAAGTCAAGCAACGTGAAGCAGAAGCCAACATGTTGCGCGCAGAAGCTGCCGGACAGGCTGATGCCATTCGCACAAAAGCCCAGGCTGAAGCCGACGCCATTCGTTTACGCGGTGAAGCTCTGCGCCAGAATCCCGGCGTTATGGAGCTGGAAGCAATCAACAAATGGAACGGCACGCTGCCGCAATACATGACCAGCAACACCGCTGTTCCGTTTGTTCCGGTGAAGTAATTAAACCCGGCCAGTGAAAATCGCTGGCCGGAGCAGTATCAGGATTTTTTTAGTATGCCGTTCTCACAAAAAAACCACTTGCCATGCCGCAATCAGTCAGGTTACATTTCCGCTGCACCTCATAAAACGGGTGCCGGGATTTCCACCCCGCTGACAACCAAAGCGCACAACCGCGCCAGCGGTTTTTTTGTGCGTACCGTATCGCCACGTCTTTTTCGCACACGAATTATGGTGGGGCGTATGGGGCCGACTTCGGTCGGGCCGGGTTCTGTAGTTGCCGGTTGTGGAAACCCTGTACGTCTCACCACCCCGAGTTTTCCACCTCTGGATGGTGAGTTTTCAAAACTTACAACCAAAGAGGCCACACCATGGCAAACCGCAAACAGCACCGCGCTATCGCGGAGCGTCGTCACATCCAGACTGAAATCGATCGCAGACTCACCCGCGCCGCACACATCGCCTTTATCATGCAATCCAACACATTGCACAGACTCAACAGCACTATTTCAGCCGACTACTGCGCCGCTGTATTCAGCTATCTGGCGGAAGACCTCCTGTCTCTTCAGGATCTCATCCAGCAGCAAAACAAACTCCATTAATTCCTGTTCCGGGCCCTTCCTGCACCTTGCGGCGGGAGGCCTTCGCACATCAGTAACCAGAGGATTGCCGCAATGATTCTCGCCAACGACTTTCTTGAATACCTGCTCAACACAGAGCGTGATCTTGCCGTTCGCGTGCGTGAACGTTATGACATGTACCTGAAATCCCTGCCTGTACCGCAGCTCGCTGACGGAAAGATTGTTATTGACGGTCGCTACATGATTGACAGCCACGAGGGAAATTACAGGCTTTACCGCATTGAAGGTGGCACCCCGTCCGTTATTGGCATTTACCAGCGCCCATCCTCTGCAATCGTCGATGTGATTGCCGACAGCATCCGCATCACACATCGCCATGCCGACACAGAAGACACCGTGCTGGAAATTCAGCGGCTGGCTACAGTCTGCCGCGACACCCTGAATGGCATGACGAAGTAAATCACTATGACGGCAGAGTACATCAGGGACTGGCAACAACCGCGCCACGCAGTGGGGCGTGAAGGAACGGGGATCCCCGCTCCTGAATCCGCGCTTTCCTCCTGGCTGGATGCCTACCGGGCAGAGAACGAGCGCCGCCAGGAAATGGCTGATGCGGCGTTCTCCGCCACGCCGCTGGGCAACCTGATTAATAAAAGCCTGGACGCACAGGAAAAACAGGACAAAACCATCACGCTGGCAGGAGACGCCAGAAGACAGGCACGCGGCGCGGTGGATGAAGCCATGGCCTCGCTGCGCCTGCTGCCGTCCTATCTGCGCGATCCGCTTATTCGCCACCTCTCCTTCCTGCGCAAAAAACAGGAAGCCGATCGCCGGAAAGGAAAAAAGAACTGGCAGGCTGAACGTTACGCGCACGGAACCCTGCGCAAAATATTCGAACGTCTGGACTGCACCGACCGTCACTGGCTGACTCCGGGTTATCGCTCCCTTGCCGGACGTGAACGCCTGGACGATTTGCTGTACCTGCCACAGCTCAACAAGCACCAGATACAGACGCTGGCCACCATGACGGCGGCGATGTTCAGCAGCACCTTCGAAAAGCTCTGCGATGGCTTTGGCGCGACCGATGGCGAGCTGACTATGGATATAACGCTGAAGGTGTATCAGATGCTGGCCCGCATGGCGTTACATCTGCACACCGTGCCGCCGTATTATGACGCACTGACAACAGACAAAGACCGGAAGAACGAACCAGACACGGAGCTGCTGCCGGGCGCAATCCTTCGCCTGACCTGTGCGGACTGGTGGAAACGCAAACTGTGGCTGTTACGTTGCGAGTGGAGAGAAGAACAACTCCGCGCCGCCTGTCTGGTTTCCAGAAAAACATCACCCTATCTGAGCCAGAACGCGTTAAGCGAGTTTCGCGCACAGCGCGAGAAAACACGCGATTTCCTGAAAAGTTTCATGCTGGAAAACGAAGACGGGTTCACGATTGATCTCGATACAGTGTATTACGCGGGAGTAAGTAACCCGGTTCACCGTAAGGCAGAAATGATGGCCACCATGAAGGGGCTGGAACTTCTGGCCGAAGCCCGTGGCGACAGAGCGGTGTTTCTGACTGTCACCTGCCCGTCAAAATACCACGCAACAACGGAGAACGGTCATCCGAATCCCAAATGGAACGGGGCCACTATGCGCGACTCCAGCGATTACCTGGTTAACACGTTTTTTGCGGCGGTCCGCAAAAAACTGAACCGCGACGGCCTGCGCTGGTATGGCATCCGCACGGTGGAGCCTCATCATGACGGCACGGTGCACTGGCACATGATGGTTTTTGCTCATCCTGACGAGATTGAAACCATCGTGTCCCACGTCTGCGATATTGCCATTCAGGAAGACCGCCACGAGCTGGGCGATGACATAACTCCGCGTTTTAAGGCGGAGTACGTCGACGGCTCAAAAGGCACGCCAACCAGCTACATCGCCACCTACATCGGAAAGAACCTGGACAGCCGCGCCGTGGATGGCATCGACCCGAAAACGGGCAAGCCACGCGTTGACCACGAAACCGGAAAATCAATGGCCGAGAGTGTGGAACGCGCCATCGGCTGGGCGCGCCTTCACCGGGTCCGCCAGTTCCAGTTCTTTGGCATCCCCTCCCGTCAGGTGTGGCGTGAACTGCGCCGCCTTGCCAGCCAGATGGCACGCAACCCGGAAGGCCCACAACGGCTGAAGGATGATGCAATGGATGCGGTACTCGCTGCCGCTGATGCCGGGTGTTTTGCCACCTACATTGAGAAACAGGGCGGCGTACTTGTTCCACGCAAAGACTACCTGATTCGCACCGCCTACGACCTCGCAGATGAGCTGAATGATTACGGCGAACAGAGCGTACAGATTTACGGGATCTGGTCACCACTCATCGGGGAATCCTCCCGTGTGTGCACGCATCCGGATAACTGGAAGCTGGTAAGACGTAAACCAGAACCGGAAGACAACGCCCACGAAAATGGTTTTGACCTTCAGGGCGGCCCTGCCGCCCCTTGGACTCGTGGCAATAACTGTCCCCGTGTACAGGAAACGGACAACAACGGGACAGAACAGCCGGAAGAACGGCCAGCACCGTGGCCGCAGCTTCCTGACAGCGTTGACGTGAATGAATGGATGCGCTCACTGAAACGGCACGAACGCCGGGCGCTGATGCGTTCGCTGCGTGACAAACAGGCAAAAAACAGCAGTGATGAAATGCAGAGCTGGACACAGAGCCGCAAACAGCAGCGGCCTTTGCCTGATAACCACGAATTACTCGCTAAAGAATGGCGGGAGTCTGCTGAATCCCTTGGCCTGCATATCGGTGAACAGCAGATGCAGCACCTGTTACGGGGCGGCAGTCTGTACGTTGACGGCAGCATCATTGCACCGCAGGGATTTGAAATTGTACGCAAACCGGATACCCGCCCGGACAGCCGAATCACGCAGCTCTGGCAGCGCCTGAGCCGTAATCACGGCGTAAGCAGCACGGAGATCCGTCATAACCCGGTCGCCAGCTATCTGGCACAGCTGAGGGCATCAGACCCCGAAGCCGCCGCACGCCTGGCATCCACACTTCAGCAGGACCAGAACACCATGAAAACACCCGTTACCGTGCTTTCTGACATGCTGCGTGCCATCCGTGACGCAGAGCACGCACAGAGAATCAGTGAAACCACTGAACGCGTCCGCCGCAAAGCAGAGCTGCTGCGGGGTGGACTAACCAGTGGAAACAAAAAACAGACAAAAACGGGATTCACAAATCCCGTAAATGAGCAAAAAACACGCGGCGAAATATGAGGCGCGTACAAAACAGGCAAGAACGGGATTTCAGAATCCCGTAAACGATTAATTAATCAACATAAGGAAAATCGACATGAAAATTTGTATCGACGACGGCTCCACCAACATCAAACTGGCATGGACTGAGAACGGCGAACGCCGCAACGCCATCAGCCCGAACAGCTTCAAGTCGGAATGGTCTGCGCCGTTCGGTGGCACGCAGCCCGCGAACTACATGCTTGATGGCGTGCGCTATGGTTTTGATCCGGTCAGCGATCGCTTTGTCCAGACGACCGACACGCAATACCAGTACAGCGATGTGAATGTCATTGCCATTCATCACGCGCTGGTCAAATCAGGCATCACGCCTCAGGAGGTGGATGTGGTTGTCACCCTGCCACTGAGCGAGTATTTCGACACAAACGCACAGCCGGACATGGCCAACATCAACCGCAAAAAAGCGAACGTTATGCGCCCGGTGGAGTACCAGAACGGTGAGGCATTCACTATCCGTAACGTGCGGGTTATGCCTGAATCCATTCCGGCTGGCTTTAAAGCGCTGGCTGACATGAGTCCGTTTGAATCCCTGCTGATTGTGGATTTGGGCGGAACCACGCTGGATGTGGCAAAGGTTCAGGGGCAACTGGCAGGTATCAGCCAGGTGTTTTGCGATCCACACGTAGGCGTTTCTCTGATGGCCGATGCCGTGCTGTCGGTGATGGCCACCAACGGTATGCGTACCAGTCACCACATCGCTAATACCATTATCGAACATCGCCACGATGAAGCCTGGCTGCGCCAGCACATCCACAATAACGCACATTACGCCAGCCTGATGGCAGTTATTCGTGAAAAGGAGGAAACACTGAAACAACGCGTGATCCGCGCGCTGGCGGGTTTTTCGGGTTACGGGCGGGTGATGGTTGTAGGTGGAGGAGCGAAGATTGTGGCACCCGCTATCCGCGAAGCCTGCGGAGTTAATGCGACTTTCATCGCGGACGGGGTGCCACAGTTTGCTCTGGTTAATGGGCTGTACGCAATGGACAAGGAGTAAATCAATGACGACACCAACCAGACGAATAAGTTTCTATCTGAAGCCCGCCGTCGTCAAGAGCGAACGGGAGGCGTGCAGTTACCTCGACAGCCTGCCAGCCTCCGAACGCAGCCGCGCACAACGCGCGGCTTTTCTGGCCGGACTGGCTCTTATAAAACGCACCCCCGCGTTGGCGTATTCGCTGGCAGAATGGTCAGAAGACGAAATACGGATGCCACCGCTACCAGTACAGCCTGAAAAACCGGCGCAACCAGCAGCAGACAACGCCCCCCATATGCAGCAGGTGAAAAAGAATATTCAGGCGTTTTTCCCGAAGTGAAAACAGGAGTAACTATGTCCACCATTACCAAAGAATGGTTACAACGTAAAATCACAGAGTTTAAATCGTGGCGCGAAGACATCCCGTTCGGTCTTGATGAAGACGATCACAATATGTTAATCGCACTGGAAATCGCACTTGCATCACTGGAAGCAGAGCCAGTGGCATGGATGCACGCAAATAATCCTATTGGAATACCGGCGATAACAAGAAGTAAAGATGTTGCAGACAGCTGGCGCTCTAAGGGATGGAATGTATTGCCTCTTTATTCACTGACCCGCTCCATCAATTTATGCCATTAATGGAAGTAATCATGATGAAAGATAATTCCGGAAGCCAGCGTGCATCAGTTGCAGTTATGGTAATGATTAAATTTGTGAAACAGTACACCGGAAAGCCAATCTCGCTCCGGCAATTAAGCAAAGAAACCGTGTCACTGTCATATCTGGAGCAAATATTCAGATATTTACGGGAAAGTAGCCTGGTAAAAGCCACACGCGGCCCGGGTGGTGGATATATCCCGACAAAAGAAAATTACAGTGTTGGTGATATTGTCCGGGCAATGAAATGTTCCGGATTATATACACAGCACGTTATTCTGGCTGCACTGGATAATATTTCTTTAACCAGCCTGCAGGAAGACACAAATTATCAGTTGTCTGCCATTAAATAAGAAAACCCGGAACGGGTGCGCAAATTCTTTGTGCGCCCGTTCCGGGTTGGACAAGCGAAGCGCGTCAGCTATCCGACCTGCAATAACTCCAGAGCCATTTGTTTTTCTTCCGGGCGCATCCGTTCAATCAACAGCTTTAACACGCCATTCTCCAGTCCACTGGGCACCAGTGTGTGCGAGTAGGTCAGGTTCATCACCCAGGTATGCCCACACTCAAGACGCGTGCAACGGTAATACACATCAGCAAACCGATCGGTTTTCCAGGCTGTTTTCTCAATCACTGCACGAGCACCACAGCAATGACACCGCGCTTTCTGTCTGCGCATTTTCCACCTCCCGGAACAACGTTTTACTGCTGCTGATTTTACCCGCTCCTTCTCCATGTCGCACATCACTCCGTGGCTTCATTAAATTCAAGAATAAATTCCACCTGCCCCAGTCTCCGGATATCCGGGTCGCTGTTGATCCCCTCCATAATCAGGCGACGCATCGGAATAACCTCATCCCGGTAATAGGCCTCACGGGATTTCAGCGGATCACCCAACCCGGCCGTATTTGCGGGAATGATGCCGGCAAGTCCGGGTGGAAAACGGTGCGCCACGAGCTGATCCTGGGCACTGATGGTTTTTATATTCAGGAATTCATCTTTTGTGCCTGAATCCCCGATAGGGATCACCTTAACGCCTTCTTTGTCTCCACCTGGTATATTGATAAACATGGATTTAAAATTGCCCGCCCCTTTTGACGCCTCTATCTTTTTACGAAATTCCGCCTCGAGCTCGGGATCCATGTCCGGGTCAGTGGAATACAGGATATAACCAAGATGTGCGCCGTTCTTGTAATACTTGCGGCGAAAGCGAGTGGCATCCACATTCAGCATGGCTGATTCCATCCCGTGGATATAATCCGGGACACCGTAAACCTGCTGTTGCGGGTCATAAATGGCCACAAACACCACTTCACCTGGCGGATAAACGAGATCTTCCAGTGCCGCCTGCACAATCACCGTGCCACCCTCATTGTTGCGCCGCAGGTACAGCGACGGCAACGTATGCAGGCGCACCACCCGCCCGAAGCCGTTACGCACTTTAAGCAGCCCCATATCCCCGAATATCAGCAGATTGGTCACCGCTGCCGCCATGGCTGCGTGTGTCATACCCCCACCGCCCCGAAAACCCTGCATGATCATATTGACGCGCGCACGCAATACCGCGCCGTGATACGGTGCGATATTGGACAACATGGCGAGATCCATGCGCTCAATGGGCGGCGTGTACCAGCCGTTATAGCCATCCCAGAGCGAGCCGTAATAACAGCCCCATGCAGCGACTGGTTCCGGGTCACCAAATTCAATAAACGCCATTTTGCTGGCTGTTTTTTTTGCCACGCCATCGTGTAGCACGGGGTATTTTTTCTTTTTACTCATCTGACAGGATCCATGTTGATTTGCGCTTGTGCTTATAGTTCAGGGGTTCATTACTTGCGGCATGAGCTATGGCAAAGAAGATGTCAGCGTGCCCGGTTTCTTCGCTACGTTCGGCGGTAAAAGTGACTTTATTGCCACTGTTAGTGGATTCCTGACGGATAGCCAGAAATGATGCCGGAATATCTGTGGCTTCTTCATCCCACTCAATACGGTTGGCGTAAATCAGATCCAGCATCTTCATCACCAGGCGGTTTTTGGATTCCACGCTGTAATGAATGGCCACTGTTTCACGGCGGGCAAATCCCTGAACCAGCTCAAAGACACCGTAGCCAAGACCGGTGACGTCAATGCCGATAAATGTCATGTTATAGCGCGCCTTAATGCTGCGGATACGCTCTGCCATAAACTGGAATGACATACTGCGCCAGTGGTGTTTTTCCAGCACGCGGAATCGTTCTGCCGCAACCAGCGGCGGTGCCAGCACCACAAACGTGGCGTTATCGCCGGAGCGCGCAGGGTCAAAGCCACCCCACACCTCACGGTTACCAAATGGCATGGCATCTTCCGGGTGAAAATCCTCCCACGTACTGACATCAACGCCACAGCGCACGAGGTCATCGAATTTAAAGACGCTCTCTTTGTCATCCACAAACACACACATAAACAGCATATTGAACGCTGTTTCGTTGTACCGCTCGCGCAGCTCGTTGATGTCAGCAAGGTTAAAGCCGCCGGCAATGGCATCTTCCAGCGTAACCACATAGCGCCACTGGCCATCCGGGCATTCACGCCCGCCATCGCGCAGTTCATTAAAGGACGGAAACTCAACCCCTTTTCGTTTCGGATCGCCTTTGCGCCATTCATCGCCGGACCAGAACGGATAGCCCTGATGGGTTTTGGTTGACGGCGTGGAGAAGTAGGTAATGCGCCAGTGCGAGTGGGTGGCCATACCGGACGCCACTTCATTGAGGCGACGAAAGCCGGGGATCCACAGATATTCGTCAATGTACAGGTGGCCGCTGTTTGACTGCGCCGTGTTACTGTTGGTCGCCAGAAAATACAGTTCAGCCAGATTACTTAACTTAACCGGGTTGCCTTTAATGGGAATGCCAAATTCCGTCTGTGCAATCTTAACGATATAGGTGCGGAACACTTCGGCCTGACGTTTTGATGCCGATAAAAATATCTGTGTGTCGCCGGTTAATACCGCACCTTCAAATGCCTCAAACGCGAAGTAATATGTCGCCCCAATCTGGCGCGATTTAAGCAGGTTGCGTACACGACGGAATTTGTTTTCACGCAGGTGCAACTGATAAGCGAACAGTTTTTTGGTAAACGGCTCAAAACTCTCTGCTGTCAGCCCTGACACATCATTAGCTTTACGACGACGCTCTTTCTTATCCGCGTCTTTTTCTCCGCGCTCTTCTTTTGCATAACGGCCAGACCGGGGAATATCAGCCCCCATTCGTTCTATCTCGGCCATTCGTTCTGTGTGCTTGTTCCTGACCGACATCAGTTTGACGTGGTGGCCAATCAGGCGATCGAGTTCATCGTGCTCTTCCTGGGTTTTATGGTCACGCTCCGCCAGTACAGCGAGACGCCGGGCGATGACATCCTCCACGCCCTCAGTATTAAGCTGTGTGTACCACTCAAACTTTGTCGCCCAGTAATAAACAATTCGCGGGCTGTTCAGTCCGAGCTTCTTTTGTATTTCTTTTGGGGTGTGCCTTTTCAGATAGAGTGATTTTGCTGCAGCAATCACTTCATCAGAGTACGCCATAAATAATCAATCTCTGCTGATGCCATTTTAATTTATGCATTTTCAGTAAAGGCCTTTTTAAAAACGAATATCGCGTTTCGGTATTTTTCGGATATATGCGTATATCCGAAAACACCGGAAATTAATCAGGTGACGGCTTTTTTATTTCCCACTTAAATAACGCTCAGTTAATTTTTATCAGCGGGTTAATTCAGATGTCGAAACTGAAAACAGACTGGGTGGTCGTAGCCACTTCAGGCCCCACTATCGACGGTCGGGAAATTGATCCAAAGTGGCTGACGGATGCCGCCGAGGTTTATAACCCGGACGAACACACTGCCATGCTCTGGCCGTTTCATGCCAGCGCCGGCTGGCGTGCTTTCACCAATAACTATGGTCTTGTTGATGCACTGAAGGCAGAAAAAGCCGGTGATAAAGTGCAACTGAAAGCCCGCCTGATACCCAACCGCTTTCTGACCGAAGCCAACGAGGCCGGACAAAAACTTTTCACCTCCATAGAGGTAAAGGAAAACTACCTGGGGACAGGCAAATTCTTTGTATCCGGCATCGCCGTGACTGACACACCGGCCAGCATCAACACCACCCGCCTGCAATTTTCGCAGGGAGATTCCATTCACATGGGGAATGCGGAAGAACTGAATTTCACGCTGCAGTCTGACGACGAGCAGGCCAAACGCAGTTTCTTTTCCGGTCTTTTCTCCATGGGACGCGACAAACAGGAAAACGATATGAACGAAAAGCAGTTCGGTCAGTTGATGGACGCCATCAACAAAACCGGCGAACGTCTGGGCAAACTGGAAGAAAACGTCGCGCAGTTCAGCGCGAAGGATGCCACGAAAGATACCGGTGATAACAAACCGGAAGGCAGCGCCGGCGATCAGGGGCAGGACAACGCAGAACAGAACAACAAGGACGAGAAAACCTTCATGCTGACTACTGAGCAGGGCGAAAAGCTGTTCTCCACGGTGAACGCCATCGCGGAGAAAGTCACCAGTATGGAAACCGCATTTGCTGAACTCAGCAAGGATGCCACGAAGCTGCCGGGTAACAATCCGGCCGGTGGCGAAACTTTTAACCTGGTGTAACCGGAGAGAACGCAATGAACATGACACCAGAAGCACAAAAGCTGGTTAACCAGTACCTCAGCGAACTGCAAAAAACATTCAGTGACTGCGCTGTATCAGGTGATCGCACTTTTTCCCTGACCGAACCGCGCAGCATTGCCCTGCGTAAAGCCCTGCTGGAAAGCGCGGAGTTTCTGAATTTCACCACCTGCATGGATGTTCCGCACCCGCAGGGGCAGGTCGTCACCGTGGGCGAATCCACGCTGCGCACTGGTCGCGTGAAAAGTGGTCGTTTCGCCAAAGGTTCGGGCATCAAAGGCAACGAATTCAAACTCGTTGAAACTGATTCCTGCTGTGTGATCACCTGGGAACAACTCGCCATCTGGGCGAATGCCGGCAGCCCGCAGGAATTTTTCAATCTGATGAACTCCGCCGCCGTCACCAACTTTGCGCTGGACATGCTGCGCATTGGCTTTAACGGTAAAGAGGCTGCTGAAAACTCTGACCCGGAAAGTCACCCGAACGGCGAAGACGTCAACATCGGCTGGCATGAAATCGCCAAAAAGTGGGGAAAACAGCCCGGCAATACCTCCCGCATCCTGACGGATGCCGTTACCCTGGGTGAAGGCGGTGATTATGTCGGCCTTGACGCCATGGCGTCAGATTTGATCCGCACTTACATCCCGGCGCAGTATCACAACGACCCGCGACTTACCGTGCTGGTTGGTGCTGACCTTGTGGCTGCCGAAGAGCTGCGCCTCTACAACAAAGAAGACAAGCCTACCGAAAAAGTGGCCGCACAGCTGCTGACGAAGAACATTGCGGGCCGCAAGGCCATCATTCCACCGTTTATGCCGGGCAAGCGTATGGTGGTGACCATGCTGCCAAATCTGCAGATCCTGACGCTGAAGGGTTCCCGCCGTCGTAAAGCAGAAGATGTGGGCGATCGCAAACAGTTCGAAAACTCATACTGGCGTTACGAGGGGTACGCCCTGGGCGATCCGGATTTATATGCTGCCGTAGATGAGTCTGCGGTCACCATCGCCTGATAAACGGAGCGCACGGTATGCCAACGCCAATGCAGCGACAACGTGCCCGACAGATGGATGAGCGCCGTGCAGCACTCATGACCAGAACGGACGGGAGCGCTGTCAGTACAGAGAGCCAGCACATTAAGCTGCTGGCACTGAATAACGACATCAGACAACTGCACAACATGGAGCTGCTGTCTGACAAGCTGGAATTCAAGCGGAACACGCTGCTGCCCCGCTGGCTGCCACACGCACAGGCTTATCTGGAGGGGGAACGCGTCTATCAGAATCCCATTCTGGTGTACTGCATCATCTGGCTGTTCGATACCGGGCAGTTTGAGCTGGCGCTGCGGTGGACTGACATTGCCATTGAGCAGGGACAGAAGACGCCGGAGAACTTCAAAAGCGAGCTGCCAACGTTTGTGGCCCATTTCATTCTTGAATGGGCAGAAACCGAAGCTGAACGCGGGAACAGTATCGCGCCATATTTTCAGCAGGTGTTTGAAAAAATCCGCGACAAATGGCGTGTGAATGAACGTCTTGCTGCCCGCTACTGGCGCTTTGCAGGCGTCCAGCTGCTGCGCGGCGATGACGGCAAACCACTGGCCAGTGCAATTAATGATACGGGGATACTGCAACAGGCTGATCAGTATCTGGAGCGGGCTGCCTGGCTGCATCCAAAAATTCAGGTGAAAACCCTGCGCCAGCGCATTGCTGCAAGACTGCGCGCGTTGCAGGGCACGTAAACGACTCCCAACAACCGGGCGGGCGCGGTGGAGGTGTGCCGGCAAAAGCCATCAGCACACTGCGGAAACCGGTCAGTCCGCCTTTCCACGGAGTGAGCATGTTTGACGGGAAAAGCATTCACTATCAGCAGGCCATTATTCAGAACGATGGATTCTGGCCGGATATTGATGCCGGTGATTTTGAAAAGAGCCGCAGTATCCCCGCCGTCACGTCACACGAAACGGTGCTGACGGCGCTGCTTTGCGCGGTGACAGAGATTAACACTGAACTGGCTGCACGCCGTGAATACTGGCAGGAACAGGGCTACATCCGGGCCACTGATATTCCGGGTTACACCGTGTTGCAACCAGAGCCGCGCAACACGGATGCACAACCTCAACGGATGCAGAACCACATTACAGCACTGTACACCAAGGCTGTGTATGCACGCGCAAAGGCCGATCTTTTGCCGGAATCTGCCAGCGTGGGGCGGCGCGAGGCGCAGTCATCAACAGAAGCCAGCGAGAGCCGCCGGACGTTGCTGGCTGAAGCAGCCATGGCGGTGCGGGCGCTGCTGGGCCGACCGCGCGCCTCCATTGCACTGATTGATTAAGGAAATGGTATGACGCAACTCGCCAGCCTGACGGCATTCATTGAAAACAATCTGCCGGCACGCGCACGCATTCCGTTCACCAGTGACATGGATGATATCACGCTCGTTCCGTTTACGAAGTCGCTGGGGCACGGGCAGTTATGTACGCAGGTCCGAAAATATACGGCCTTTCTGCGATGGGACGCATGGCCCTATCGTCAGCTCAATCCGGATTTGGTGTTTTCTCTGGTTGAAGCCTGGCTGGCAGATAACGGCGGCGACCTGCGCCAGCGCCTGGCACCGGATGCGCCAGCCGTTGACGTCGAAGCGGATGATGAAAATGAAGTGGCATGGCTGGAAATCAGTCTGCCGCTGGTTGATCCCATCACGCTGGTTGAGGACGAAAACGGCCCCATCCCCAGAGGCGGGAAACGTTACCGGCTGGAAAAACCTGAAATCTGGGTGGCTCAGGCGCATCAGCTTCACTGTCAGGTGATGCCATGACGCGCCCCGTGATTAACGAGTCACAACTCCGGCAGGTTCGTCGCGCCATCAGAGAGGCAGAACTTCCACCGGCAAAGGCCAGAAAGCTGCTGGTTCGCATTGCGAAATACGGCCTGATACCGGCTGCTCGACGCAATGTGAAAGCACAGCGAACACCGGAGGGGGCAGCTTGGGCACCACGAAAAAGACCGGATAAAGCCAGCGGCAGGTATAAAAACAAAATGCTGCTGGGACTGCCGAAACTGCTGGCCATCAGGATTGACGGCAACGGGAAAAGTGTCCGCCTTTTCTTTAAAAAAGGGAATTACAACACCGGCTCTCATGGTGGGGCGGTCGCATGGGTACAACAGCATGGCGCAATCATCAAAGGCCGCGCCACAAAGCGCCGGGACAACGAAGCCATGCGCACCCGCCCCGCCACACGACGGCAGGCGGAGCGGCTTCTTTCTCTGGGGTTTCGGGCACCCATCGGAGCGGTCAGCAAAAAAACCGGACGCAGGGGACGCAGAAAGCCCTCCCTGAAATGGATTATGGAAAACATGAGTATGGCGCAGGCCGGGCTGGTGATCAGCATTCTGAAAGGCGAGCAGAAAAAGCGTGTATGGGAAATCAAAATCCCCTCCCGCGCATTTCTGGGCGCCAGCGATGCTGAATTTACCCGCATTCTGGAAGCGCAGTTGCGCAGCCTGCATTACGGCGGCACGAGATAACAAAATCAGGAGACAAATTATGACCTGGCCATCTGTCACGATTGAACAGTACAACACGTTCAGTAGCTCGCCGGACGGCGTGGAAAATACGCTGCTGTTTGTGGGCAATGCACAAAACAACAAAGGTAAGGTTCTGCCGGTCAATGCCAACAGTGATCTGGATGAATTGCTGGGAACGAACGCCAGCCCGCTGAAGAATTTCCTTCAGTCAGCACTGACCAATGCCGGACAGAATGCCTTTTTCTATGTTGCCGTTCTGCCGGAAGCAGGCAGGGGCAAAGAAGCGACGCCAGCCTGCCAGGCATGGCAGAACGCCGTACTGGCGGCTCAGGAAACTGTTTCAGTTGAAGGCGTGGTGATCACCGAGCCGGTCAGCACGAAGGATGATATCAACGCCATACAGGCGTTACGTCAGACCATCATCAATAAATATCAGCGCCGCATCTGGTTCATCCTGACCATCGCCGCCAACAACCACAGCAAAACCTGGGCGGAATACGTTGCCGAACTGACCGCACTACAGAAAGGCATTGCAGCCCCGCAGGTCATGCTGGTTCCGGAGATTTTTGGATTTGAACCGGGCGTTCTTGCTGGTCGCCTGTGTAACAGCGCCGTCACCATTGCTGACAGTCCGGCACGTGTGGCAACCGGGGCGCTGTCCGCACTGAAAACCACAGAGCGCCCGAAGGACAGCGCGGGACAGGCAATTGATCTCGCCACCCTGCAGGCGCTGGCAACCGCCCGCTACAGCGTGCCCATGTGGTATGCCGACTATGACGGCCTTTACTGGGCCGACGGCGTGACACTTGAGGTGGAAGGCGGGGACTACAACGTCATCGAACATGTCCGCATTGCTGATAAGGTGGCGCGCCGCGTACGGCTGATGGCCATCCCCAAAATTGCCGATCGCTCACTGAACAGCACACCGGGCAGCATTGCCGCACATGAAACGCTGTTTGCCCGCCCGCTGCGTACCATGGCGAAATCCACGCAGATTAACGGTGTCACCTTTCCGGGCGAAGTGAAATCGCCACAAAAAGGCGATGTGGCCATCACCTGGCAGGACGAAAAGACGGTCAGCATCAGCATTGTTGTCCGCCCTTACGCCTGCCCCAAAACCATCAAAGTGGGCATTCAGCTGGACAAATCTCTGGAGGAGAACGCATGACAACCCGCATTAACGGCATGGCCTTTGATGTTTATGTTGGCGGAACGGATATCCGCGTAAAAAACATTTCGCTGGATATCAGCGACGAAAGCGCCGTGGCCAAAACCCGTGGCATCCCTGACGGCAAACTGCGCGGCCCTGTCAGTGCCGAAGGTGAAATCGAAATGAGTACCCGCAGCTTTAACCAGCTCGGGGAAGTGGCGGCTCAGGCGGGATCGTGGCGTGACCTGCCGCCAATGGATTTTGTGTTTTACGCCAACACGGGCACCGAAGAAATCCGCGTTGAAGCCTTCGGTTGCGAGCTGATGCTTTCGAACCTGTTAAGCATTGACACCGAGAGCGCGGATCTGACCACGCACAAAATCAAGTACGTGGTGGCAAGCCCTGACTTTGTGCGTATCAACGGCGTGCCCGTTCTCTCAGAGAACGACGTGCGCGGGCTGATGGGGTAAACCATGCAGGAGCATGAACGCACCATCATCACCCTGGGCATTCTGGGCGGAATCGCTGCCGCAAGTCGGGTGCTGGCTGGCGCAGAACCGATTACGTTGCGGTTGTTTGTGGGCCGAACCCTGCTGGGGAGCGCGCTGGGTGTTTCTGCCGCCGCCCTGCTGGTTCGCTACCCGAACCTTGACCCACTGGCCATTGCCGGCGCAGGTACCGCAATGGGCGTTGCCGGTTACCAGATTGTGGAAATCTTCCTGCGCCACATGCGCCGGAAGCTGGACGAAAAAGAGAACAAAGAGGAGTAACCGCAATGCAGTCCCGCAGGGATCAGAAAGCCGCTGCCATTGTCTGGAAAATTATCCGGGCGTTGTGGCGCTGGTTGCGTAAACCTCAACAACCCCGTAAGGAGCAAAAATGAAACTCTCCGATAAGCAACAACAATTTACCGTCATGATCGGAAAACTCATCCAGTTTGCCCATCAGCGCGGTTATGGCCTGACGTTCGGTGAGGCGTACCGCACGCCAGAGCAGGCAAAACTCAACGCACAAAAGGGATCAGGCATCACCAACAGTCTGCACTGCCAGCGACTGGCGGTGGATTTTAATCTGTTTATTAACGGTGAATACCAGACCCGCACAGAGGCTTACCGCGAACTGGGCGAGTACTGGGAATCCCTCGGCGGCACATGGGGCGGTCGTTTTAAAAACCGCCCGGATGGCAATCATTTCAGCCTTGAGCACGACGGTGTGCGCTGATTTTACGCTTAATAAGCCTTCCTGCAGGCTTATTAAGCCCTCTTATTCTTGACATTAACAGGACATGATGATGAACGATAAAAACACCCAAACCACCGCAGAGAACGCCATCACTTTACAGGTCGGCGAGCATGAACTGACGTTTATCCCGACGGTGAAAGACTACAACGACCTGCAGAACGACTTCATGCCGGACAATAAAATTGCACCGCTGAAAAACTACCTGCGCCGCATCGTGATTAAAGAGCACCGCGATCTGCTGAACCAGTTGCTGGAAAAACCGGGAATGCCGGCCAGTCTGGCAACTGCCGTGAATAACGAGTTTGTGCCGGAAGTGGAAATCACCGTAAAAAAATAAAAAGCCATCTGAGGGCCATTGATCGCAATGACCTTACCAGGATGCTGATCCTGCGCCGCCACTGGCTGCCCGGTGAAGATGATTCACCACAGTCACTGGCTGCTGCCGTCTGGCTGGATAACCACTACTGGGAAAATATGGGTATCGCCGTCAATAACGGCATTATCCGCGCCTTTAAGGGAACGTAATGTCACAACAGCGCCTTGAATTACTTCTTGAACTGACAGACCGCCTGACAAGGCCGTTACGCGCAGCCGGGCGACAGGTTCAGGGATTTGCTGCAACAAGTCGGGGAGCTTTTCGGGACATTGCTACCGGAGGCGCTGCGCTCTGGGGAGTGGGTGCAGCCATTCAGGGCGCACTGATGCCAGCCATTGAAATGGACAGGGCGCTCGGTGAGGTGAAATCACTGGGCGTCGCAGAGTCCGGACTGCGTAAACTCAGCCGCGCCGCCGTTGATTTCACTATGGAATACGGCGGAGCTGCGCAGGATTTTGTGCGTGCTTCTTACGACATCCAGTCAGCCATTGCCGGGTTAACTGACGATGAGCTGTCCCGCTTCACCACCGCATCAGCAACAGTGGCAGCAGCAACCAAATCCAGCAGCCAGACCATTACCGCCTACATGGGCACCATGTACGGCATATTTAAAGACCAGGCTGATGCCATGGGAAAAAGTAAATGGGTGGAGCAGATCGCCGGACAAACCGCCACTGCCGTGCAAATGTTTAAAACAACCGGCGATAACATGTCAGCGGCATTCACCACACTGGGTGCCAGCGCAAAAGCAGCCGGTATTGATGCGGCCGAGCAGTTCGCCGTACTGGGGCAACTGCAGGCAACCATGAGTGGCAGCGAGGCTGGTACAAAATATAAATCCTTCCTGGCATCCGTTGGTAAAGCACAGAAAAAGCTGGGGCTTAATTTCGTGAATAAAGACGGCACGATGAAAAGTGTTGTCGAGATCATGAAACTTATCAGGGGCAAATTTGGTGATCTGTCAAAAGTGGCTGACTCTGATTTGCTGAAAAGCGCTTTTGGCTCCGATGAGGCTGTGGCCATGATTAAATTGCTCAATGCAGACATTGGCGGACTGGAAAAGAACATCGCCACGCTGGGCAATATCAAAGGTATGGATAAGGCTGTCGAAATGGCACAAGCCATGGCCGATCCGTGGGAACAGGCCGCTGCGATTATTAACGGCATTCGCATTGAAATTGGCACACAACTGTTACCCGTTCTGTATCCATTCATCCAGAAAAGCAACGAAGGCGGTAAATCCTTTGTTGCCTGGTTGCGTCTGTATCCAAACATCACACGTGCAATCGGCTTATTAAGCGCGGCACTTATTGGTGTTGCGGCGGTTGGCGCAACGGTCAATATCGTAATGGGGGTGGCGAAATTTATCTGGGTGGGATTACGCATGGTCTGGATGGCCGCAATCGCACCACTGAAATTAATCATCTTTCTGTATCGTGCCCTGAAAGTGGTTATGCTGGCGTTCTGTGCTACTGCCCGCATGGTCAGGGCATTATATCTGGCGATGAGTATCGCCATGGGGGCGCACAATGTCAGGGCCAAAATTCAGATTGCACTGCTGAAACTGCAACGCATCGGTATGTGGCTTTATTCTGCCGCACTGGGCGCTGCAGCTGTGGCCATGAAAATTTATACCGCTGTTACCGGTGGCGCAGCCGTTGCCACTCAGCTACTTTTCAGCCCGATAACGTTAATCATCCTGGCACTGGCTGCGCTGGGCGTGGGCATTTATTTTCTGATTACCCGCTGGGATGAGATCAAAGCGGCACTGATGGATACAGCCGCTTTTCAGTGGGTAACCAGTGTCATAAAAAATATAGCTGTATGGTTCGGCAATACCTGGAAAGGCATTAAAAGCGGCTGGGATGCCGTTATTAATTATTTTTCCACCCGCTCACCGCTGGAAATATTTCAGGATTATGTCCGTCTGATTAATAAATTATTTTCAGGACTATGGCGCACAATTATCGGTATGTTCAGCTCAGCATTCAGATGGATTGCTGACAAGCTGAATATGCTCCCGGGTATAAATATTGATGTACCAGAAATTACAGATAACAGTGAGGGTTCTGTATTAACCGGTGGAAAAGTTATTAGCGCCGGGCCAGGTGGCATTGCGGCAAAAATGCAAAATAACAGCGACAGCCAGACCACAATTGATAACTCCCGTCGCGTGGTCAATGTCAATGTGCAGGATGCATCCCCGGCCCACCTTAATGAATGGATGGAGCTGCATGCATACTGATAAACCGCTTTACATTGATTTGCTTATCACCGGTCGCAATTTCACGCTGAACAGCGCCGCCGAACCGGTGCTGTGCAACAACAGGGAAAGCATTGCCCAGGACTGCCAGCACGCCATCATTGAAAGCGGACTGGCAACGCGCCTGCTGGCTGAAAAAAGCCCGACGCTTCGCGCCGACATTATGATGCAGATGACACTGCTGATTGAAGATGATGAGCGCATCACACCCGGCACGGTCAGTGTGACAGAGGAAACCCCTCTTTCCGGCCGCCTGCTGATTAGCGCCCACACCGAAGATTTTTTTGATCCCCTGACTTTTACGGTATCTCTTGATGATTAACGGCAAACCAACCGCAGATTACGAGCGCATTCTGGCTGATAACGGCATGCCGGTAACAGAAGAACAGGCGCGCACTGAATTTGAGGCCATCGTAAAAGACGAAGGGCTTATCACTAACACATCCCGCATGTCGCCGTTCTGGCGGTTGATTACAGCCATTACCACAAAGCCCGTGATGTGGCTTAAAGATGCACTGGTTAATGTGGTAATGAAAAACCTGTTTCTGGTAAGTGCCAGCGGTGTATTTGTGGATGTTTTCGCATGGGCGGTAAACCTGCAGCGCAAGGCTGCCACGCACGCAGCTGGCGTGATTCGTTTCACAAAAGACGACATTGATCACGCGGTCACCGTACCGGCTGGTACGCAGATTCAGACAGAACGCATTAACGGCGTGATTTATACGCTGACCGTTGTCAGGGATACCATTATTCCGGCAGGAACACTCAGCATGAACATCGATGTTTCTGCTGAACAGGCCGGAGCCGGGTTTAACCTCGCGCCGGGGTATTACCGCATTCTTCCTGTGGCGATTAATGGTATCGCCGGCGTTGAGAACGACGAAAACTGGCTGACCACGCCGGGGGCCAACGAAGAAAGCGACGACGAACTGCGTGATCGCGTTCGCAATCAGTTTAATCTTGCCGGTGCTTATCACACCGACGCTGTTTACCGGGGATTAATTGCCGGTGTTGCCGGCATCAGTGCCGACCGCATCTATTTTTTGCATGACGCACCACGCGGCCCCGGCACAGCAAACGCTTACATTCTGCTGGATACCGGCATCGCATCCGGACCGTTCGTTGATGCAGTAAACGCATTTATTAACGATGAAGGTCATCACGGACACGGCGATGATTTGCGCTGTTTTTCCATGCCTGAAACGCGCCATGCCCTGACCGTGACACTCTGGCTGTATGCAACACTGAACCTCAACGCTGAAGAGATACAGGCTTTATTACGCAACGTAGAGAATCTGGTCCGCTGTGCGTTTCGCGAAAACAGCGATTATGACGTTCAGAAAACATGGCCGTACAGCCGTTTCAGCATGTCCCGACTGGGCGAAGAGATCCACCAGGTATTTCCGCAGGTGGAATCGGTCACGTTTTCCCTTCCGGATATTCTCAGCGACCTGGCTGTGCCTCGCCTGGAATCCCTTATCGTGGAGGTGGGGTCATGAATATTCCGGAGATGCCCGAATTCCCTCTCCCAACCTGGATGAACAAGGGAGAGCCATTAACACTGGCACATTCTTCACATCGTTACTGGGAGAAGGTCTACAGCTGGCTGACATGGCCACTACAGCAAATTGATGTTGATACCTGCGCAGAGCCTCTGCTTAACCTGCTGGCCTATCAGCGCAACATCACCCGCTTCAGTGGGGAGCCAGTTTCATTATTTCGCTTAAGGGTAAAACACGCGTTTATCAACGCTCAGGACTCGGGCGAACGTGCCGGCTTCGAACGCATCTTTAAGCGTCTTGGCGTGGGAGAGGTAAAAACCCTGGAACGACAGTTGCAGCATGACTGGGACGTTATTTTACTGCGCATCAATGACACCCAGTTAAGCGAAAACAATGCCCTGATGATGCAGCTCGTGCGCCAGTATGGCCGTACCTGCAGGCGCTATTTCTTTCAGGTAATCAATACAACCACTGCCCGGCTGACAGCCGGCACATTTGATGGCCATTACAGGTATCACACAGCAGAAGCAACGGTGAGAAAGGACACCATCTGGTTAACCGCTTCGCTACAGGCAGGACATTACGGCCTGTCCGTGGAGCATTACACATTACAGGCAGACGAAGCATGAGCACGATTATTACTGAACAGTACGAACACTGGTGTGCGAATCAGCTCATCAGTGGAAAACCTGCGCGCCCGGATACATTTGTTTTTGCATATATTCCGGGACAGGATGAATCCGCAGAGATCCCCCGCGATGAGATACTCCCTGATGAATCCATGATTCAGTATCGTGCGCCGGTCACCCAGTACGGCCTCCTGTCGCCGAACGCGACCGCGTTTTCCATCATTCTGGACACGACAGTCGGCGACTTCGAATACAACTGGATCGGTCTGCTGAACGAAGAAAGCGGCGTGCTCTGCATGATTGCACACACACCTCGTCAGCAAAAAATTAAAACAGCGAACGGCGTACAGGGAAACAACCTGATCCGCACATTTTCCATGGAGTTTGACGGCGCAGCCGCAGCAATGCATATCGATGTCAGTGCTGATGTCTGGCAGATTGATTTCACTGCACGCCTTGCAGGAATGGATGAGGCCCGCCGGCTGCTGGCGTTTGATCACTACGGTGAAGCCGCTTTTCTGGGGGATGGTTTTCAGGTCAGCTATCAGGATGGTACCGCTACTGTTGCCGCCGGCGTGGGTTATGTGGGAGGTCTGCGCGTCAGTCTGCGCGAACCTTACAGCCTGCCGGCTGCGGTCGGGGATACCATTTGGATTGATGCAAGCTGGCAGGGATTTGTTACCGGCGAATGGAATACCGTTTTTACGTTCTGCGCCCGCCAGGAACATGCGTCCTATACAGACGGTAACGGCTTCCGACACTTTGTCGCGCCACTTGCGAAACTGACATCAGAAGGCTTACAGGATTTACGTCCACAGACGCCCGATGAAGAACAAAGCAATGCACTGGCAGAGCACGAAAAATCCCGCCGTCATCCGGACGCAACACTGAAGGAGAAAGGCTTTGCGCAGTACAGCAACTCCACCGACAGCGACGCAGAAGACCGCGCCGCCACATCAAAGGCAGTAAAAGCCGCAATGGATAAGGCAAAAGGCGCTGTTGAGCGTGACGGCGACACCATGACCGGGGAACTGAAAATCCGTGGTGTTAATGCGCTGAGGATTTTCAACGAAGCCTTTGGTCTGATTTTTCGTCGTTCGGAAGAGTGCCTGCACCTTATCCCTACCAGTGAAGGTCAGGGCGAGAATGGCGATATTGGTCCACTTCGACCGTTCACTATTAATCTGCGGACGGGTGAAATATCCATGTCGCATAAAGTGTCTGTTGGCGGCGGTTCTCAGGTCAATGGTGCGCTGGGTATCGGCGTTCAGAACGCGCTGGGCGGAAACTCAATTGCTTTCGGGGATAACGATACAGGTATAAAACAAAACGGCGACGGCATTCTGGATGTTTATGCGAATGGACAGCATGTATTTCGTTTCCAGAATGGTGTGGCAATAGCGTTAAAAAATATTCAGGCCGGAAATGCTAAAAAATTCACGTTATCCAGCGACAACAACTCCACGAAAAACGCAACGTTTAATTTATGGGGTAATTCATCCCGACCTGTAGTTGCAGAGCTTGGTGATGATTCCGGCTGGCATTTTTACAGCCAGAGAAATACCGATGGCAGTATCACATTCGCTGTAAACGGACAGATGACCCCATCAAACTATGGAAATTTCGATGCCCGTTATCAGCAGCGAAATGGCGGCGTGCAGGATGTGCGTTATGGTTCCGAAATGTATTACAACCCGGGAGGTAACCAGGTATCCTGGACATTTCGCTCACCTTCAGGCCACGGGTTATCCGGTATTAATGTGCAGGAAACCGGAAGTAATTCGGCAGATAACATCGGCGGCGTGTATTACCGTCCGCTTCAGAAACTGATTAATGGCACCTGGTATAACGTGGCGAGTGTTTAACAATGTTACATTTAAAAAATATTACTGCGGGTAATCCGAAAACCGCGGAACAATATCAGCTGACAAAACAATATGGTGTCACCTGGCTTTTTTCGGAAGACGGCAAAAACTGGTATGAAGAACAGAAGAACTTTGCCAGTGACACAATAAAAATGGTTTACTCCGGGGACGGGCGCGTGGTGTGGGTCGGTAAGGATGTGACAGGCATTGAACCCCGTAACGCCAGTGTTATTGAAGTTCCGGATATTACCGCTAATCGCCGTATTACCGCGCCTGGTTACTGGTTTTACCGCGATGGCAATTTTATCTTCGACTACAAACTTAAAGCGGAAGATGAGCGTGATGCACTGTTAAAACAGGCCAGTATCATGACCAGCGAATGGGAAAAAGACCTGCTGCTGGGATTAATCAGCGACGAAGACAGGGAAAAACTGAAAGCCTGCCGTATTTATACAAAAACGTTACGGGAGATGACATTCAGCCAGGTTACAGATAAAGCATCGTATGCCACAATTGTATGGCCGGAATTACCGCAGGATATTAACGAGAATAAAAAATAATGAGCGCGCTGTTGACGAAAGCATTTGAGAAATGGGTTGCTGAATGTGCCGCCAGTAATTTACCGGCGCGACCTGACTCCATTGTTTTTGCACTGATGGAAAGGGAACCATCCAGAAATGATGAAGTTGTCCCTCCTGAAAAAATCACACACACGGTAAATAATCTGCGCTATGGAAAACTGGATCCAAACAGCATTGTCTGTAGTGCCGTTGTTGCTGATAACGAGACATTCACTTACGACTGGATTTGCCTGGTCCATCAACCCAGCAACACACTCTGCGGCGTAATTAAAACCCCGGTTCGTCACAAACTGACCGGCGAAACACTTATCCGCAATTTTGCTGTTATTTATAGCGGACTGGCTCAGGCTGCACACATTACTGTTCCTCCTGAAAGCTGGCAAACAGACATCTCGCAGGAGCTGAAAACAATTCAGGGTTTTATCAGCGATCACATAGCAGTATCAACCCGTTATGCGGTTACCGAAGCTAATAAGCAGTTTTTGTCCATGCAGATAACCCACGGGCGTTATTCAGGGATCTGGCGCTATCTTAATTCAACCGGGGGTATTAACTGGTATTTTTTGTTTCTTGCAATGTATGAAAGCGAAGGTAAAGCCTTTTCTCTCAGGGACAGACTCGTTATTTGTGAAAAAGCCTTTCGTCTCGGTATAACAGCGCCATTCATGACGAATTTCCGCTATGAAGCCGGACAGCATGTGATGATTAACAGCACGCTATTTTTTGTAAATATCGCCGGCATTACTGGAGAAACCACACCTGATATCAGTAGCATCTTACAAGGTGAGTTTATTTATACAGGTTCCGCTGTTCTTGAATGTCTCGGGAAGACCAGTAAAGAGATCCCGTCATCATGGTCATGGTTCTTTACCGATGTGGCCGCTGATTTATATTCACCGGTTGCCCCTGATTCTACAGACAGTTACCCATCCCTCTGGTTTGCCTGTATTGCTGAAATTGCAGACGCTTCGTGGTTACAGACCCCTTCAGGGCTCGGCAATCATTCCAGATGGGAAATTATCAGACTGGTAGCGGAAAATAATATTTTACGTCAGCTAAATACTGACGCAAATCTGGTAAACGTCTTTCAGGGAAACGTTGCTCCCGGTAATACTCATTACGCGCAATGTTTTTGTCAGGATAATGCCGAAGTGTATGCCGGTTTACGGGCCCTGGTCTTTCTGGCCGGACTGGTTAATGACTCTGATGCTGCCTCGCAATATTCCAACGCAATGAAAACAATTAAAACAGGGTTGCTGGCATTATTTGTTCCGGGCCAGAACAGATTCAAGACGTATTACAATGAAGCTGATTACCCCGATACCCCGGGCGATGCGCGTTTTGTGCAAAAAGACCGATTCTCTGTGGCTCCGTGGCGCTTTGGTGTGCTGAATACGCCTGCTGAACAGGCACAATATGGACTATCCGTTCTGGATGCCATCCAGAAAGATTATCCCGATTTATTTACATCGGATTACGCAGGCATTGATACTTTCGCCATGAGCGACTTTTTTGCATTCGTGGCAAAAGTTACAGCCTCACAGACCGCCGCAACAACAGCTCTCCGTCGTCTGCAGATCAGAAAAACTGCCGCCGTAACAATTTCAGATATTGCATCAGCAATGTCAGTTTCAGCATGGGGATCAGTCCCCTGCATGAGTACACGCGACTTTATACGAATTAATGGTCGCTCCGTTGTTGGAGATGAAGATATTGTCTTTCCGGAAAGAGAAATCCGGCACATTACCCCCGTCAATAACGCCCAGGTGGTTGTGGATAACCTCAACAATGACACCGTATTGTTTATTGATAATGACTCTGCACTTTCATATCTCCAGTTCAAAATAGCGCCGGGGCTGGTTGATGGTTGCCGCCTGTCAATCACACCGAAAAGGGACGTGACGAGAACATCATTTCTTACGCAGGATGCGCAGGTTTCAGATGCTCCGGAAGCGTTATTTGCAGGGAAAAACGTTACATTTACGTACAATGCAACAACGCAAACATGGCACAGAAACTTTGTACCTGCAGTTTCTTCTGCTGCTACAAATTTATTGAAAAAACAATCAGAATCTCTGTTTGTTGATGGCGCTCACCCGATCATCCCCAAAATGCTTGTAAGCACCCTGAACTCCAGTCTGGATTCATTTAAAAGCCTGCCCGATGGTTCGCGTGTTTATACCCTGAAGCTGGATGTATCAAACCCCGTCGGGCAATCCTCAGTTGGCGGCATCGGAATCGCTGTTTCAGCGCAGATTGAGCCGCGTTATCTCTATCAGAACCAGAACCGACAGTACATTCCAGCGCAGTATTTTGTCAGCTCTGTCTCTGCAAATGCGCGAACAATCACTATCGGAATACAGGTGGTGATGCCTGATAAACCTTACTATGCACTGGATATGTCAACACTGGAAGAAATTGCCGGCGCAGATAATGGGTTGCTCCCCTGTGTTGTGGTTATAAAAACACTTGCAGGGACAACGTTGCGTCAGAACGGAATGGGATAACATTTGAACGTACAGGAAAATGAGATGAAATATTCTGTATGGGAGCACGCCATTCTGCGCCCGGCCCCCATGGCCATCACCTGTTCAATGGTTTGCCTCCATCCATGGTCAGAAAATACGGGAAACATTACACCATCGGGGCGTTATCTCAGCCCGGATAATGCTGTATCCGCGCTTTTACCTTATCTGACAGAAAGCACTGAAAAAGACGTTGTGGCGCTGTTATTTTGCGCCCCGTCTGCAGGCGAGTTTTTATCACTGGCCAGACAGTTTTCAGGTGCACTTCCATTGCCGGAAGTGGGAAGAATGTCCCGCATGATCTCCAGCCAGCTTTCGCTGGCCGTGAGTAAAATGCAGCTCCCTGCAAAACCTGTAACCACACTTCCTGCAGAGGTCACGCTGTCCACACAGACCATCCGCAGCATGACGCGGGCAGCGACTATTGCGCAGGCTGCGATCCCGACCGCTGTATCTCCGGAAACATTATCCTCGTCTCTGAATCAGTTCAGAATCGCGAGAGATAAGGCACTACAGGAAATCACCGACCAGCAGGCCGCAATTCAGAAAAACACGTGTCCGGTGTGGCGTTTTTTTTATACGGGCACACTAAATCAGGTTGCAGCACTGATAAAAAAA